TGCGACGTGCGAGGCGCGACGTGCGGCTGGCTGCTCTGGTGGCGGGTTGGCCGCGCTAACAATCAGATCAGATCGTCAACGGCCACGCCCAGAGCATCGGCCAGCTTCTTTAGCGTCCCAAGGGAGCCTTGCTTTCGGCCTGTTTCGATCTCGGCGATGCTCACGCGATGAACGCCGCACTTTTCCGCCAGCGCAATCTGCGTAAGGCGGCGCAGATCACGATAGACGGCAAGCGGATTTTCGCCTGCAATCAGTCGGTCGGCAAACGCAGCCGGGATCAATTCCTCATCGCCAGAGGAGAGCGCAGCGGTGGTGCGGTCAAAGGCGATAATGTCCGACAGGCTTTCAGCCGCCTCAAGCAGAGACTGGTATTCAGCCTTCGGGATGGTGATCATCTGGTTCATATAATCCTCCCAAGGGGTCAAAGGTCATACACGCTGCCTCTGGGGCCAATCTCCAAAACGGCCAGCACGTTCCCCTGGTCGTCCATGATAACCCGCCAGTTTCCAACACGAAGGCGCAGCCCCGTCCGGCCTTGCAGGGTTTTCATGTTGTTCGCCATTGCATCAGGATTGGCAGCATAGGCTTCAATCTTTGATTTGATCAGTTTGGCGGTCGGCACCGGCATCCGCCGAAGGGCTTTGATGGCCGCCTTGGTGTAGCTGATCGCTTTCATGTTGGTAGCTTTAAGCTACATACGCGACATGGTCAACAGAAATGTAGCGGAAAGCTACACAGGAAGTTGGCGCTGCGGGACGCAGAACAAACGTCGGCACATGTGCAAGCGGTGGTTCGTCAATGGTTCGCCAATTCAGCCGCGTTCGCCGATTGTTCGCGAAAATCTGTGTGCGCTTACGTGGTGAGCCCCTGCTGCGGCGTATGTGTTCGCTCGTTTTCTAGGAGATAGTCCTATGCATTTGCAGGCACTCGATACCATCCACGTGAGCTCGGTAAGCTCTGAGAATATCATCACCGGCCAGCACTTCGAGATCGATGATCTGTCAGGCAAAAGCCTGATTGAGCGCGGTCTTGCCACCGAAGTTGATGGGGCTCCCGCTATCAAGGCAGAGCCGGCCCCGGCGCCTGAGCCTTTGGCACCGGAAACTGATGAGCCAGCCGAGCGGCCGCCGATTGCCAACAAGGCCGGCGCCAATACACGCACCAAAGCCGGCTGATGTCCGAGGTCGTCACGCTTGAGCCGCCGCTGGACCGGGCTGTGACGCTTGAGGAAGCGCGCCAGCAATTGCGCCTGGATGCCCACGACGAGGATCTGCTGCTGGGCGCGAAGCTCGATGCCGCCCAGGCCGAACTGGAACTGCTGACCGGGCTGAGGCTCAATCACCAAGTGCTCGAACTGCAGCTAGAAGGTTGGCCGCAGGAGATCACTATTCCGGTTCGCCCAGTGACGGTGGCTGAGATCCGCTACACGGCTGCAAATGGCGCGATGGCAACTCTGCCTGAGGCCGACTATGTCGCCCGCAAGCGCAATGGGTTCACCCGTATCCGTCCCGCATCAGGCAAATTGTGGCCAGCGTTGGCTGATGACGGTCTGATCCGCATAACTTTGTCGGCTGGATTCGCCGATACGGACCCTGATCTTCAGATCGCTAGGGCCACAATCCTCGTCAAAGTCGCCTCGATGTTCGAAAACCGTGAAGGCGGGCCCTGTCTTGCCTTCGATGCGCTCGTGGGGCAGCTCCAATGTCGCTGGATCTAGCCTCCAAGCTCGACACCCGGATCCGGATTGAGCGCAAGCTGGTGGCGCGCGACCCGCACTATGGCACTGAGCAGATCACATGGGCCGAGTTCGCAACCGTCTGGGCCGAGGTGAAGCATATTCTGCCCTCAAGGGCCGAGCGATTGGCGGACAGCATCCAAATCGGCCGCCGGCCTGCCCGCGTTCGCATCCGCTATCTCGCGGGTCTCTCCGCAGACATGCGGGTCCTTATAGATAATCGCCCCCATCAGATCATCTCTGGGCCGGCCACACTCGGCCGGCGTGAGGCCATGGAAGTCATGGTGGAGGAACATTCGAGCGAAGGTGCCTTACCATGACCATCCGGCTCAAAGGCGGCCCCGAACTGCTACGGCTGCTCGATGAGCTGCCCAAGAATCTCGAACGCAACGTCATCCGCGGCGGCCTGCGCGCTGGCGCCAAGGTGATCCAGCAACAGGCCAAGGCCAATGTCCCGGTAAAGACCGGCAAGCTCAAGAAGGCCATTGGGATAGGCACCCGGGCGGAGGGGTCTAAGCTATCGTCCTACGTCAAATTGCGCGGTTCAGGCTCCTATCTCGGCCTGTTCATCGAATATGGCGTTGCGTCGCACCTGATCTCGGTTTCCGATGCAGACAAGCCAGTCCGCGATACGCGCCGCGGTCCCCGAGCGGTGTCGATCGGCACGATCAACAAGATGGTGAAACGTGGCAGCCTGAAGATTGGCGAGAACTTCGTCGGTGCCGTGGTCATGCACCCGGGCCACGCCGCCAAACCGTTTCTGCGCCCCGCTCTCGACCAGAAGGCCGAGGAAGCCGTCAACGCCATGGGCGCCTACATAGCCCACCGCGTCCAAGTCGGGAACCTGAAGGCTCCGACCCTCGAGGTCGATGACGAATGAATGGGGTCATTGCGGTCCGCTCGCTTCTAGTGGCTGACACCGGGCTGACGGCGCTTGTCCCGGTTGCGCGGATCGCCGCTGGAATGCTGCCGCAAGGCACGGACTTGCCGGCGATATCGCTGATGTCGGTCAGCAGTGTAGATCGCAACGTTCCTGCGCCAGGCTCAAAGCGCCGGGTAACCGAACGCGTGCAGGTGACGGTGCTGGCGCGGACTTATCCCGAAACCAAAGCCATGCTCGCGGCCATCCGTAAGGCCGCTGCTGACCAGATACCCGTAATCGACGGGCTCACCGACGTGACCGCCCACACAGATTCCGCCGGACCAGACTTCCTCGACGAGGAGACCGGCATCCACATGCAGACGCAGGATTTCCGCGTCTCATTCAACGAGGCGCGTTGAAGCCTCACCTTCATAAGGACCCATTGCCATGCCCGTTCGGACTTCCGCCGGCACCACCTTGCGGGTGTCGGCTTTAACGCCTGCGACCTTTGACGCTACTGGCTACAATGCCCTGACCACTATGGTGGTGGGCGAAGTATCTGACCTCGGCGAGTTCGGCCGCGAGTTCAACCTCGTCACCTTCAACCCGGTCGGCAGCCGCGGCGTCGTCAAGAAGAAGGGCAGCTTCAATCAGGGCACGATGCAAATCCAGCTCGGGCTCGATACCGATGATGCCGGCCAGATCTTGCTGAAGTCTGCATCGCTGTCGGACGCCGACCACAGCTTCCTTGTCACCACCCAGAACGGCGACAAGTACTATTTCCAGGCGCAGGTCATGAGCTTCAAGGTCAACGTCGGCTCGGTCGATCAGATCACCACGGCCACCGTGACCCTCGAACTCACCACCAACTCCGCCGGTGTAGGCATTGTCGAGGTCCTGGCGCCTTAAACTGCTGATGGTGCGGGTGGCGGGACTCGAACCCACACGAGGATACCCTCACAAGATTTTAAGTCTCGGGCGTCTACCATTCCGCCACATCCGCGCCGCCACATCGGCATGGTGCGCCGGACAGAATGAAGAGGATAACATCTATCTAATTGATTTGTAGGTGATTTAATCTGAAAAATTCACACGGATCCGCACATGAAACGGTCCCCATGCCTACCAACCGAGATCACTGCTAATGGGGATGGAGGATAGATGGCATCACGCCAACCATCGACCATCAATGCAAAGCACGATGTATCTTAACGGTACCAATCAGGGGTGCACGTCACTTGGTTTGATAATTCCGCACCTTCTAGAGCCACTAAAGCCTTTTCTCTATGGAGCCCCTAATTGACGCAAAGCTCGCCTAAGCCTGTCGGCCTGAGGGTTACGTGTCATCATTAAGCTGATCGATCAGACTGCCGTAGTGCTGCATTAGCGCCTCATGATACCCCAGCCCTGCTTCGGCGAGCCGCTCTCCTGCGTGAACAAGACACGACATTACCTGCTCTTCCCTCAGACAGGCCAAGTTTGCGAATAGTGCCGCGGCGATCGTGCCATGCGGACATATAGGCGGAGCATTATAATCTATCTGAATTGATGGCAAAAAACGAACGCCGGGAGGAAGCCGGAACAGGATGTTCTGCAGTTCGTCATTCGAGGCGTCGTCTAGCCAGCCGCCTATGAACGGAAGGTCAGCAACATTACCCCACTCGCCTTGGCAATTGTCCAACGGCTCAAGCAGTCCCGGCAGCGGCAAGAATTTTGGCTGCAAATCAATGGTGAAAACCGGATCCCGTTCCGGCCATGAAAGAAACTGGTATTGTTCAGAATAGTCTGGAGAGTTACCTAAGTTGTCAGGCCAGAACCATGGAATGGTTCTAAGCAAAACCGGCGGCGCGGAGGACTCAATGGCCAAGCAGTCGATTTGCGGGAGAACTGGGTAGTATCGCTCCAATATGTCATCAGAAGTATCAACAGACAGCCATAGTCCGGGTTTGCCATCCGCCTTAGGCCGGCAACTCAGCCATACTTCACGGACGATTTCGTATTTGAATTTAATCCAACCAAATCCTTTTTCGGGTGCATAGTCGATTTCTGGAAGCGTCCATTCGTGAAAGTCCGTTTCACTGACGTGGATCAAACCCTTCCAATCAAGCCAGCTGTCAACACAATCCGCTAGGCCATCGTTTTCGTGAATGTCGTGGAGACCCGCCACGCGAAGCTCCGTGAGCAAATTCTCTGGGACAACGAAGATACGGGTATCGACCCCATAGCCTAGAAGACCGAGCCGAATTTTCGGGAGCGACCAAGCGATCTGAGCCTCGGTAGTCTCTGGATCGCCGCCTAAAACGGGGCCGAAGCGTCCGAGCCTATCGATGAGCCAATCTCGCCCGAACGAAGGTTCGAGATCTCTCACGGCATTCGCTGCACCTGACGCAATTTCGATAGGTTTGTCATAGCCGAAGATATTCTCCGAATAGTCGCTATGGATATTATGGATCGTGAATGGTGTGGTCTGA